TTTTACCAGTTTTGATTTCCCATAGTTTTTGCCACTCGCCTTGCATAATTTTGACGCAATCTGAGCCGCCAATAAATCCTCTTCGATCCATTTAGTTCTCCTTTTTCTTTTACTCTATTGCATATAAGCAATAGGTTCAAGTATATTTTTCAAAGTCTTTTTCAGTTAGTCCGTGGTCTTTGATGAGTGCTTCTTTGTTCTTACCTTTTAGCCAGTTCTCACCAACTGGTTCGCCATCTTTTATTCTTCGAGCATGAATAGCTTCACTGTCTATGAAGTATCCTTTGCGTAATACTTCACGTTGCAATGTAGGCGACTGTGCAACACGACCTACGTTTGCTTCCCATACAGCAGCATCAACTGCTGTTTTGATCTTCTTTGCCATTACTGTTCTCCATTAATTGTTGAAATGTTTCGCCACTCATTATGACTAGCGTTTGCGGACTACCTATCCGTCTTTTGTAGAAGGCAATGTCTCTGCCTTCGAGGACTGTAAAAGGGCTAGGGAAGTTAGACTTATCTCTGTATTTTACTTCTCCCACCAGTTCGTGTCCGTTGAGTTCGAGCTTGATGTCGCCCGAATACTCTCCTCCCAAGCTGCCCGAGAGGGGTTGCCTTTTTGCTTTGATGCCTTGTTCTTTGAGCCAGTTGACGAACCACTTTTCGTGGTAAGTTCCCTTGTTCTTGTTGCGGTTTGCCATTTGTCTCCCTCATAACAATGTATGCAAATGAACCAACACTTTTCATTTGTTGCTTCATGATTGCGTTTAAGTATAGCTACAAAATAATCAGTTTTGTTTTGGCACGACAGACAAGTTATTCGTTGGCCTTTTTTTCGTGACATCTATCTGGTATCCCAATGCATCAAGCCAGCATATCAACATAAAGCCAGAGGGTATTCTTTTGTGTGATTCCCATTTGTGTATCAGTGAAGAGGTGCAGCCTATTTTATTAGCTAACGATTCTTGGCTTAAACCTACTTCTGATCGAGCGACGATTAACTGTTTGATTAGTTTCTCGTAGTCGCTGGGAATACTCACGACCTTGTTGTATCTGGTATAGTTCTTCAATTGCATTGAACACCCTCAATGCCGTATCATATTTCATTTCAGTCCTATTATTCTTTGTTCTCCAATATGTAGTATGGGATGCCCCTGCTTTATCAAAGGCATCCTCAAGTTTTACATCAGCCTTAACAGCTTTATCACTTACTAATTGTAGATACGACTTCATGATTGCAGTTATGCAACCTGATCCTCTACAGTGTCAACCTCTTTTGTATTCCATCCAAGACCTTCGCAACGAGAGCAAGCTACATTTATCATTACAAATCTTACTTCTTTGTATAGTCGATCTTCTTCAAAGGCTGTAAAGTATCCTTTGCCATCACAATGGCTACACGTTTCATACTTCATTTAGTTCTCCATTATTATTATGTGAGGTAGTTCCTAACACTTGCTACCTCGGTCAAGCTCAACAAGACGGCCTGCGCTCCGTCCCCGTTAGAATGCCTGTCTGCTTGGAGTATAAGTCAGACAGAATTAGTAACTAAAGATTTCCAATGATTTGATGTCATTGCTTTAGCAATCTCTTGTTCACGATTATGACGTTGAACATGAGGTGTTCGAGCATCTTGCGTATGGGTCGCCCAATAAGTAAGGCAGTTGTATAATGCCCATTGATTATTGCCGAGTTGTTTCTTTTCATTATCCCAAATACGCAATAGGTTTTCCATTTGCTTTTGGTTTACGTTGTCAATAGATTGTTGTCTGCTGAAACCTTTAGCTATTGTTTTCTTGAAAAATAACTCAACCCAATCATCTGATAGTTTACGCTTCATCCATACTTGCCACTCATCTTTGCGTGTATGAAAATGCTCAGCACCTTTTTGTATCTTAGCAGCAGAGCCATCAACATTTAGAAATGTTGTGTGCTTGTATCTACTACGAGCTACAGCATTAGGTGTTGTGCAACCATTGAGACACCACAAACGCAATGCATCGAAGGACTGATAGAAACTCCAGCTTTGATCGTAGCTGTTAGTAAATACTATTCTAGCCTGAACAATGTCGCCAACTTGTGGTTCAATTGTAAGATCAGGAAATAGTATTTCACCACGCATCTTACGACCATTCTCAAAGACACTAATAGTTGGCTCTTTGTAATCAGTAGTAATATCTGATTGTTTTACTGCATCCATGATTGAGTTTACTACATCGTCATGTGGTACAAGTTTGTAGCGTGAGCCATGATGACCAAGCACAGTGTTGGTATCTGTTCGAACAACCTGAAATGCATCAGGCTCTGGTTCGCCAGTGACTGCGTTAGGTGTTGGCATCATTTCAACTGGAAAACTCCAGTCATTTATTGTTGACATCATGTTCATTACAAACCTCCAATCTGTTTCTTTACAACTTGAAACTCATCTATGATTTCAGTAGAAAAGATTTTTAAAGTAATGTTATTCTCGCAAGCAACTTTAACACTGTCGCTTGAAAGAAACTTTGCTAGCTCTTCCAATTTATAGTAACTCATTGTTACTGTAACTGGTACTTGTGATTTGTTTATATTAACTTCAATAGTCATTTAGTTCTCCATGTTTATGTACTGCATATATGCAATACTATTTTTAATTACAAAACTTTGCAAGCATTAAATTCACAAAGTCTGGGCAATGTCGCATAACATATCCCTGCCCACCCTCGTAGCTACCGCGCAAAAGGAGCGGCACAAGGCCACTCCCAGCGTTCTTCTTAGTAGATATGTTAGTGAGCAGTTTCTACACTTTACTCAGGTGTTGTAAGTAGCCACTATGCGGCAGCTACTCGTCTTGCTTCGATAGCAGCAAGCTTATCTTGTTTCTCTTTGCTTAACTGCTTTGGTCTAGAAGTAATGGGTGCATCGTAATCTTGCCCAGTATATTCTGTAAACCAAGCTTTATACACATCAGCAATGTGATCGAAAACTATAGCTTCATCATCTAAAACAGGGGCAAGATACTCATATCTATCTTTGAGTTTATAGTAGTCATCACTTTGTACTGTAGCAACTTTATCGTTGTTATCAAATACAACTTTAGCCATCATATCAGCATGCATCTTTTCGATGTAAGATCGCTTGTTTCTTGCTGCGTAGATTGGAACATTTACTAATGTTCTGGCTACGTCAGTAATAAACTTGTCGTTAGCAACTTGTCCAGTTATATCATTATGTGTAGTTACAGTATAGTTAGCTAGTTTATCTAGCGTTACATTTATGTTTTCAACTTTAGCCATTTGGTTCTCCTATGTTTAACTAAGCTGCGAAGGATCAGCCCTTCGTACCACCCAATATCATAGAGAAGAAACGGCACTTGCCGCTTGAAGTTCGCATACCCCGATAGCGGGTTGCGAACTTTTTCTTCCTATGATTTGGATCAGTGGTCGAAGGGTGCAATCCGAGTTGCTAGTTCAACATGGGTGTGAGCCAAATGCTAAGTTGAGCAAACATGAATGTGCGCTCGATGAACTCGCTGGCTATCCTGTCAATACCTCAGTAGCTTAGCAAACCACAACATGTAGTACCTACGGTAGTATCCATACACAAGTGACGTAAGGTAACAGATTGACAGGACTTGCAGTCAGTCCGTAGATGGGGGGGATGATAGGGGGGGGCTTTCAAGCCGATAACAAAGCTTACTCATTCCTCATTGCTAGAGTGATGATGATCTTGACTCCAATCGCAGTAGTTAGCTAGTAATCTATTACGTCCATAGAAAAGGAATGAGTAATGAACATTACCGTAGCTAAGAAACTGACTGCAAAGCAGACTGCCTTAGTAGACACGCTCGTAGCAAAAGGCTGTAGTATCGGGCAGGCTGCTCAAGACGCTGGCTATGCTTCTGGCGAATCTGGAAGAGTTACAGCAACTAAGACTTTAAAGCTTGCTCATGTGCAGAGCTACTTGATGCAGCGCATGAACGAAGAGTTTGGTATCTCCGCTACACTTGCTGCTGGTACGGTTAAGCGGCTAGCAACAGGTGCCAAAAGCGAATATGTCCAGCTTGAAGCTGCCAAGGATTTGCTAGACCGCGCTGGCTACAAGCCTATCGATCGGAGCCAAGTGCAAGTAGCTGGAGATATTCGCGTTACGATTGACCTAGGATAACTCTTTGTTGTGCGCTAGTAGCTACAAGGGGGGTGGGGCAAAAGTTGCTGTAGCTGTTACAGAGAAACTCTTCCCCTCACATTATTTCTAAAAAAGGTAATTTGTGCGTTGTCATAAATATTTTTATTGTTATAGGGTTTAGCCATGTCACGTTTTAAAGAGAAGCCAGAGAAGTACCCACCGAAAGATGATATGTCTTCGGTCAAGGCTGCATTGAAGAGTAGTGGTTATGCCAGCGAAGAAGTATCAGAATCCTAAGGGTGGCTTGAATGCTGCTGGTCGTGCTTACTTTAAGCGCAAGGAGGGGGCTAATTTAAAACCTCCAGTGAAGAGTAAGCCTAAGGCTGGTTCGAAGAAGATGGGTCGCAAGGTTTCATTTGCTGCTCGGTTTGCTGGAATGAAAGGCCCAATGAAAGATGAGAAGGGTAGACCAACGCGAAAGGCTTTAGCATTGAGGGCTTGGGGGTTTAGAAGTGTTGAGTCTGCTAGAAACTTTGCAAAGAAACATAGAAAGAAGAAATGATATGTGTTTTGGTAGTAGGAAAAAAGTAAAGACTGCTGAAGAGATTTACCAAGAAAAAAAACCTGATTATGGCCCACTTCCTTCTCTAAGCATGGGCGATCCTGTTCAGAAAAGTAAGATGTTAACTGATGTTCCGCAGATGAGAACGTCAGGTATGCAAACTCGTTCATTACTTAAAGTTAATTATTAGGAGATTACTATGGCATATGGAAGCAGTTATGGAAGTTCACCAGCTAAACCTAAAAAGAAAACAATGCTCAAAGGTAAGCAAAAAAGTTTACCACCAGCATTAAAGCGTAAAATTCTAAAGTCTAAAATGAAAGATAAGTAGATGGCTAAGAAGAAAAAAAGTCTTTTAAAATTAACTGCTCGTCAAGAAGAGACTATGAAACGTCATAGTAAACATCATACTCCCAAGCATATGAAGGCTATGAAGACTGCAATGCTAAAAGGTTCTACGTTTGGTGCTGCTCATAAATTAGCCCAAAAGAAGGTTGGTACTTGATGACTGATCGTTCCCTAGCACCGCTAAAGAAGAAAGCCACTCTTCTTCGAAGAGAGCTAAAACAGCTTGAAGATTCTGCTGGTGTTGGGCTTGTAGAAAAAATGCAGGGCGAAGGTGAACGTTTTTCTTCTAAGGGTAAGGGGCTTGCCACCAAAGGCATTATGAAGATTTTAAATTTTCTTTTAGAGGCTAGAGAAAACCAAACGGTTTCTAGCCCTCGATATAATCAAATACAAGATCAGTTAATTAATATTCAGGAGAAGATCAGTGGCGGTAAACGCAGCAGGTAATTATACCAAACCTAATATGAGAAAGTCTTTGTTTAGAAGAATTAAAGCAAGGGCTACACATGGTACAGCTGCTGGTCAATGGTCTGCTCGAAAGGCACAGTTGCTTGCCAAGGAATATAAAAAGCGTGGTGGTGGATACAAGTGAAGAAGTCACAAAGGTCATTACTAAACTGGGGCAAACAAAAGTGGCGCACCAAGTCTGGCAAAAAGTCTAGTGAGACAGGTGAACGGTACTTACCTAGCAAGGCTATTGCTGCTCTTAGTGATGCTGAATATGCAGCTACAACCAGAGCTAAACGAAAGGGTAAGGCT